ACAAGGTTGGGTGTCGAACGGAGGCACATCGTATGTACCCTCGTTCTTTGCATTGCAGGGTGAGGAAGTTCCGGCTACCGCTGTTTTTGGTACTCCTTCCACACCGCATCCTGACAGGTATGGATTGAATTTCGGTGAATCTGTTTTGTCTTTGCGTAAATTGTTGCATCGTAGTCAAATCGCCGATACTTTCCCACTGCCCGCTGGTACAGGCAATGCTTCTATGTTGGTGCGTAAGTCGTTTTTGCGTATGCCCTATTGTCCTGGTTATACACCTGAGAACATGGGCACGCAAGCGAACAAGGTTGTTGCTGCGTCTGGTACGGCTAACTTCGCCTTTAACACGATGCATATGATGACCTGGATCTCCGCTATGTTTTGCGGTTATCGTGGTTCGACCAACTTCACCGTTACTGTTAGCAATCCTTCCATCAAGTATGACGACATTCGAATTGTCCGTCTCACTGACAATGGAGGACCTACAGCAGCGAATAGGTTTGGTGCCATTGCAACTACGATTTTGGCGTCAGCTTCTGCGTCTACTCGTGCGTCGCGTTTCAACTCGTACTACAACCTCCGTGATGGTCTTGCCGGTGCTGTTGTTTCAGCAGCCAACGTCGCTCCCAGTGTTCAATTTACACTGCCGAACAACCTCGGGTACAATTTCGCCTTTGTGAACTGGGATAACTACATCCAGGGTTCACAAGATGATGGCACCAATGAGGAGGCGGCATTGTTGACACTGACAGCCACGAACCCGACTTCCACTGATCAGTTGGCTTATACCACTATCCAGACGGCAGTTGGGGCGGGCGCAGACTTCACATGTTTGTTCTTTTTGTCCACACCCGTGGTGTACTACATGCTTGGTGACGCCACACCTACATAATTCTATATTTTATATTCAAAAACTATGCGTTGCAGTCGCTAGTTCTCTCTACATGAGTATTCAGAGAGTTTTACGTCCACTATCGGTGGTTGCATTTCCTACACGGTTTTATCCCGGGGTGCAACCCCGGAGGAATTTACGTGGAATGGAATTGCAATCTTTATATCCGATGGCAGATTTAGCTGTA